TTAATTTTCAATTTTAATTAAATGGTCATCATAAACATCAAAATATTCTTTGTCAATTCCTATCAATTCAGCCTTGATATGTTTAGGGCAATCACTCCTGATACCCAATCCTTCAATTACTGGTAACAGGAATTCATCATATTTTGATATATCAATCATCCTTTATTCACCTTTTCTAAAACAAATCTTGAACCAGCCTTTTATATATTGCATCTTCCATCTTCAAAAGGCTTTTCTTTCCATCTTTGAATTGTACTGCAACCTGATAGATTCCTATTTCTTTTGCACTTAATGCCCCGGCTAACATCCCAACACCACCAAGCAATGTTCCACCAACAATTCCCCTTGCAACCCCGCTTGCAATACTTTTTTGATGTTCGTCTGTTATAACTTCATAAGCTTCAACATTTTCTTTGTTAAGCTTGACCTTCTTGAATCCCCTTGCAAGCATAACACCGCCAATTCCTTGTTTAACTTCCCAGCCCAAATATTCACCTGCTACAACATAACTAATCATAAGCAGAATCAACCCCTTTTTCAAATTTATTGTATCCCAAGAAATTAGTAATTCCTGGTTAAAAATCTTTGAATACTTTGAATTATTATACCATAATTTTGAACACCCTTGAACCATTTTTATCCAAGGGTGTTCTTTGCTCTATTGATTATTTAGTTGTCCAATCAAATATGGCATTGATGAAGGTCAGCATTTTCATTCTTGTTACTTCTCCATCAGGGTTGAATTGGTCATTATATTCAAACCAACGATAAGATATAGCAGTGTTAATGGCATCCCTTGCCCAATGCCTGGTGATTATCTTCCATTCAGAATTGGGTTCAGCAAACTTTGCTAGGATGGTCACCATTTCACCCCAAGTCACATTCTTGTCAGGATTGAACTTTGCATCTGTACCACCTGCAATCAAACCTGCATTTGCAATGCTGCTGACTGCTTCATTATACCAGGCATTAGATGCAACATCCTTGAAGTTGTTCTTTTCAGAATAAACAGCAGCCTTACTTTCAGGGGTCAGAAGCCTATACACGATTTGGGCAAGCTGTGCCTTTGTAACAGTGTCTTTATTACCCATCAGACCATCAGCATACCCCAACAAATATTCAGTCTTTGTGGTGTCCAAAACTGCTTTACCATGGGATAAAACAACCGCTGGTTTAGTTTCAACTATTGGTTCAGGTTTTGGTTCAGTCACAACAGTATGGGTTGAATGGCTACCGCTTGACCTGTGATTAGATTCTGAAGGGGTTGAAGGGGTTACTGGTGCCGGGTCAGGGTCAGGCTGTGGTTGTGGTTGAGGTTCAGGTTCAGGTGTGGGTGTTGGTTCTTCTTCCTGGTCAACTGGTTCTTCTTCAGGTTGCGGTTCAGGTTCAACAGATGGATATTCTTCCACCTTATAAAGCTTTCCATTTGTCAATCCAATAATATCTGTTCCATTAAGCGGTTCAGCTTCTGATTCATTACATGTTAGTGTTCCATCTGCTTTCACATAAGCAATTATTATGACCTTGTATGTTTTCCCCGGTGTAAGTTCTGATATTTTTCCATCACCCGCTGTTCCAAGGGAAGATGAATCAAGAATTACCGTTCCAGGTTCTTCTTCAACGGGTGCTTCAACTGGTGTGGGTGTGTATTCTTCAACCTTGTAAGTTTCACCATTGGTCAAGCCAACAATTTCTGTTCCAAGCAGTGCTTCTGATTCAGATTCAACCAATGTTAGTGTGCCATCACCCTTCACATAGCTTATGGTTTCACCCTGGGTGACTGTGTAAAGCTTCCCTGATTCAAGCCCTGTGATTTTGGAATCTGCTGCTGTTCCCAATGATGCAGCATCAAGAACCACTTCAGTTGGGGGAATCACATAATCCAGCTTCATCAGGATGTTGAATGATGTAAGGTCATAGTCAGGGGGGAACACAACACCAGCTTCAGCATCATAATCATTCACCCAACCTGTGGGAACAAATTCATCATCCTTGTAAAGTTCAAGCAATCCAGGCAATTCAAGTGAATCATACATTGAAAAAGCCATGGAAAACCTTGCAATGTCAGCCCCACCCGCTGTGGCAGTGTTGTCATATATCTTTGTTCCGCTTATCACCGCATAGCCTGTGGTTGAAAGCCCACCGCCATATTCACCCGCTGAATTGTCTTTGATGATGCTGGATGTAATCCTGCATGCTGCTGGGGGATTGGTAGTATTTTTAATTGCACCGCCATCCACCAAAGCATGACCATTGGTGAAGGTGCTGTTCTCAATGACTACATTTGCCCCATTACCAATATACATGTGACCACCCTGAACCCCTGTGTTGCTGTCAAAGGTGCAGTTCCTGAAGGTTGAAGTGTTGTTGACCACATACACCGCACCGCCATTGGCTGTTTCTGTGATGCAGTTCCTGAAGGTGCAATCCTGGAAGGTGACATTGGCAAATGGGATGACATAAGCATTGCCTGTTTTAATCCCATCCCCATCAAAGGTGACATTTTGGAAGGTGACTTCCTTGCTTGTGCTGATGTTGAAGTAAACTGAAGCATCCTTCCGCTTCAATGTCAGGTGCTTATTTGGGTCACCAATAACTGCATTGGTTGATGGTGAAACTGTGATTGAATTCATTATCAGAATCACATCACCATCTGAAGCATTTGATATTACCTGCAACAAGTTTCCATAATGATACGCTTCATACACCGTTGGTTCTGCTGCCTGGGCTGTCATTGGTTGTATTCCCATCAAGGCAATCATGCACACCACCAACAGCAGCACCCTAAAACTGTTTCTTTTCCTGTTCATCTTGTGAACCTCCTAAAAATAATATTTGGCAGTCTTGCTGCCATAAGAATATTATAATTGGGATTGTCCACCTGTTGCCTTAAATTTGACCAAATAAAAAAAAGCCCCCTGAACCGAAGTTCAAGGGGTTAGTTTTGAAAGGTGATAGGGTCAAGCTCGTCCGAAAAGTCGGTAACTCCTATTATATATTATAGTAGTTTCCTACTTTTCGGACGAGGTCTGTTATTCGTGAACACCTTCCGCAGCAATTTCCATTGTTTCATAAAGCTTTTCTTCCAGGTAGGTAACAATGCCATCCAGGTCTGCTGTTTCATGAACATCCCCAAAGGTATTGTTCAGGGAAAGGCTGATTTCAGCAGTTGTGAAGCGGTTGATAACCTGATTTTCTGCAAGGTCACGCATGTATTTCAGTTCTTCCAGGCTTGCATCCATACTGTCAGCCATTGCTGCTGTGTTGGCTGCTGTGTCTGCCAAATGCCCCATTGAATCAGCATTGTCAAAGATGGATGAAAAGTCATTTTCCTGGGCTGCTTTGGCTGCATGTGCTGCTTGCATGGCACTGATTTCAGTTTGTCTTTGTGCAGTTGCACTTCTTGCATCCGTCTGCATCTGTGAAAGGGCAGTATCCCTTGCAGCCATACCAGCTTCAAGTTCAGCCCTGTAATTCTGAAGGTCAGCTTCCCTTGCTCTTTTGGCTGCGCTATTTTCAAGCTGGGTAGTTGTTCCAAAGGTTACGCTTTGAACCGCTTCAATGGAAACACCAGGTATCTTGTTCAGGATGCCTATGAAATCATTGATGATTCCAATTGCACCATTCACCATGTTCTGAAGGATGGAAAGGACACCAGCTTTCATGTCACCCATGAAGTTCTGAATCCCAACACTTGCAGTCATAATTCCAAGCTTCAACTTATCCCATAGGTTCAGAATCCAGTAAACACCTGTGAAGAATCCTATCTTCACCCAATCCCAAGCGGTCAGTATACCATTCATGGCAATCTTCCAGGCTATTTCAAGCCCGCCAACCGACTGAACCCATTTATAAATCATTCCGATAACCACACCAATCAGCAAGGCAATCCACATTATAGGATTGGAAAGCATTGTGGTTATCAAAGCCCTGTTTGCAGCCACTGAAAGCCAAGTTGCAGCGGTTGAAATACCTGTCATCAGTGCATAAGCACCAACACCAGCAGCCAGCCCCCAAAAGATAGGTTCAAGGGTTGACCAATTATCATAAATGAGTTGTGCGCCCCGCCCAATGCCTTGAATTATAGGTTCAAAGGTCTGAAGCAGGGTATTCCCAATGACTGTTCCAACCTGGGCAAAGGTCATTGGCATTTCAGCAAATTTTGCATTGGTTTCTTCAGCAGAAGCGAACATTGCATTTTTAATGACATCAGCAGTGATTAAGCCTTCCGCTGACATTTCCTTCAGTTCACCTGTGGTCTTGCCCATGTATTCAGCAATTGACTGTGCCAACATAGGGGCATTTTCAAGAATTGACCTGAATTCATCCCCCTGTAATTTACCCGCTGCCATAGCCTGGGTAAGCTGATACATGGCTGCTGTTTGTTCCTGGACACTTGAACCGCCTATGATGAATTGCTTATTCATCTGTTCTGCAAAGGCAACTATTTCTTCAGTGCTTGAAAAAGCTTTTCCAGCAGTTATTCCAAGCTTGGAAACAGCAGCAGCAGTGTCCACGTAGGCAGCCCTTGACCTGTTTGCTGACTGAAGTATCATGTTCTGAAGTTCATCAGTGGTTTGAAGCCCATCATTCATAAGGTCAAGCCTTGCGGTTGTGGATGTCATTGAATCTGCCAGGTCAATGACCTTCTTCACACTGAAAGCAGCCCCCAAGGTGACTGCTATGCCTTTGATTTTATTCAACATCCCTTCAGCAGCCCCTTGACCACTTCTGATGTCATTGTTGAACTGTGTTTGTGCCTGGTCAGCCTGTCTGATTTCTTCTTCAATCTGATTGAAAGCCATTTCAGCCCTGTTCAATTCAGCCCTTGCAGCTTGGATGCTGCTTGAATCAACCGCATGGCTGGAAGCTGACTGAAGTGCTTCAAAGCTTGAAATGGTCATGTTCAGGGCTTTGGTCATGCTTTTCATTGCTGGGGAAAGCCCATCAGTAATTTGTATTGCAGTTCTAATTGTTGCCATTTATTTCACCCCTTTCTTTGGAATTTAATCCAATAAAATTTAGTATTCTTTTCAGTATTGGTTCACCCTTTGCCTGTTCCTTGAATTTCCTTTCAAGCTTCCTTCTTTTGGCTTCAGCATCCAAGCAGAACTTGAAAACCACATCATAATTATCCCTGTGCTTGTCCTTCATGTAATTGATTTGACCAAGCAGTTCTTCATCAGTGTGTTTCATCACCCTGGGGAAGAAGTTCTTCAGGGTTGGATATATTTCATGGCTTTTGTTCAGGACAATCACCCCATCAATTGAAAGGGATGCTGGTTTTTCCATGGCATCAGGGGAAGGGTCATTGTATGACAGTTCCTTGATGTATTGCAGGTGATAGTAGTTCACACCCCAAAGCTTGGGGGTTATTTGTTCAATGTTTGGGTTCAATTCTGTTCACCCCTTTCAATAAAATAGTTCCATGATGCTGTCATCAGGGAAAAGCTGTATTTTTATAATGTCAATCATCTTTTTCTTATGCCTGGAAATGGTTGCAACATCAACTTCAAAATACTCTGCAACTTCTTCCCTGGTCTTACCTTCAAAATAAAGAAGTTCAATCAGTTCAAAGTATTCATTATTGCTTATAGTTTCAAGGGCATCTTCTATGGCTTGTATGTAGCCTTGAAGGTGAACCATTGAAGCTTGGATTTCTTCAATCCTATCTTCTGCCTTTTCGCCTGGTGTCCTTTGGTCAAGGGTTTTGTTGTGTGACAGGATTACAATGCTTTTGCTTCTATCTGAAAGCCCAATGGCTTTGATAATATCAATCTCTTGCTGTTTCTTCTCAATGACCTTCTTGAATTGATTGTAATTACAAAGCAACTTTTCTGTTTTCTGAAAGGCACTGTCTTTGGTGGGCTTTAGCATCTTATGCTTCTTCAGTTCGTTCATCAATTCAGACTGTGCCTGTTTTATAAGTTCCGTCATTAGCTGTGTTTCTATAAGACACCACCCCCCTGAAATAGACTGCTGCCATGATAATGAAAGGTAGTTCACTACCAGGGCAGCTTGTAGCTGGGGTTAGCTTAATACATTGGCTTCCAACCATCTGTTCAAGTCATATGAATATTCAAAGCTTGTGGCTTGTGGAATAACCGCTGCAATAGCTGCCCTTAATTCATCAATAATTGTCCATTTAGGCTTGCCAGTCATATCAATGGAATATTGACTGCATAGGGCAGTTGTTTCAGCCTTGGTTGCCCTGTCCAAAGCATCAGGTTCTTCATCAGTGCTTGTGTCAACATGATAACCATGCCAGGCTTCCAGCTGCACCATGTGAACCCCATCCCTTGCCCAACCAACACCGTTGATGAAGGGAACTGTCAGTTGTGTTTCATTGCTGTAACCGTCTGTTAATGTACTCCATACTTTAGCCATAATTTACACCCCTTTCTTATTTACGCTGCATCAATCTTGGATGCAAGCTGTTCAATTTGGTTGATACTATCCATAAACATTGAAGATTTCACACCAGCGGTCAATCCATCAGCCTTGAAATCAAACAGGTTGACTGCTGTTTTTTCACTGAATTCAAAGCTGTTTACCAGTGCCATGAAATCATTGGTCTTTTCAAAGGTCTTGCTGAAGGTTGAATGAACCCCGCCATTCTTTGCAATCCCACCAATGGTTGCCTGGAATAGCTGCATGGTGTCATAGTCAGCCTGGAAAGGCTTCAGGATATTATAAGCCTGGTCATCATTCAGCTTGCTTCCTGCCAGTTCAAGGAACTTCAGGGCATTGCTGATTTGTACCTGGTAATCAGCGGGCTTGGCTTCAGGTTCACCAATAAGGGCTGCCTTTTCTTCACTGATGACATCCTTCATCTTGCCATTGAAAACCATATCAAGCTGAACAGCTTCCGCTTCCAGTTCCTTGATTCTTTCATCCTTGTGTTCGGCAGAATAGATGGTGTCCTTTTTCCAGTCAGCAATTTTGCTGATGATGTCCTTTTTAACCCCTGTGTAGGAATCAATCAAGGCTTGAACTTTTTTCTTAATCTTTGTTTTCATTGTTTAATCACCTTTCTTTGTTTGATTTGGTTTATATTTTTTGAAAAATAACTTTCAATTCTTCAGTGGTAAGCCCTGCAAAGGGATTGCTTTCAACCTTGCCTGTTATTTCAAGCTTGTCATTAAACATGCCCAAATGCCTTCCAAGCAGTTCAAGTGCCTTCAGCTTGTCATATAGCTTGATAGAGAAGCCATAATTGCCCTGTTTGATTTCAGCAATAGCCGAAAGCATTTCCTTTTGGATGCTGTCAGTATCAAATATTTCAAGCCTGTTGTGTTCAACCTTCAGGTAGTTGCATATATCGGAAAAGGCAATCTTTGCAAGTTCCTGAATCACTTTATCCTGGGTGATGCTTGTTCTTTTAGCCCTTTCATCCATCTGCTTTTGAATCCGAACCTGAATATAAGGTTTTGCAAGGTTCTCACTACCAATGACATTTGCAGTGTCAGGGGAATAACCAGCCCTGATTGCAGCCTGTGTTGCGTTCAGGTCAATCAAATATTCTTCACAGAACTTTCTTTGTTTTGCTGTCAGCTTTGCCATTTCATCACCTGCCTTTCTTAATTCATGCGCGTAACGGTGTCTGCATATGTCCGAATACTAAGTTTTACTAAGTTTAATTAACTTCATCAAACCAGGCATCATATCTTTTATCCCTGGTATCCATTTGACAATTTTCCCAAGTGAATTGAGGAAAACCAGCTTTCATAAAAGCCTGGTTAATGTTCCTGATGATATTACCCGGTATTTCTGAACCGTTCATCAAATAATCTTGAATGAATCCGGCATCATCTTCAGACAATTGATTCAGCATTTGACCAACTGCAAGTGAATTATTAGGAGGTAACTTGTCCAGGAAATCAACGAATATTGACATGGTTACACCCCCACACAGGCAAGCTGTCCTTTTCTTTCCCAATACCGCTGATTGTATTCCTTGACTTTTTCAGGATGTTCAGCCCTCCATTTACGGTTATATTCATTCAACTTTTCCCGGTTCTCTTGCTGATATTTCTGAAAATATTCCTTCTTTGATTTTGCTGCTTCATCCGTCATAAAATCACCCCCTTAACCATTGAATCAGCTATTTTAATTATACTCTTTATTTCCTTTATTTTCTTGCAAAAACACTATATGTAGTTGTTTTCTAAAAAATAGGATACTATATACAGTGTCCTATCTAATTTCTATGATTTTATGTATTCTTGATTTTGAAAGCTTATATTTAACCATCAGGTCATGAACTTCCATTCCAGAATGATAATCTTCCCTAATTCGTTTATTCCGCTGCTGTTTATCATGAAATTCTGCATCAGGTGGAATATAAAGATTTTTACCGCCAAGGGAATCAACAACTTTTTCAAATAGGTTTGTTCCAATGACCTGTTTCAGCGTTTCAATGTTAGCAAGGTTTCTATTTGACATCATTCACACCAGCCTTTCTTATCGGTTCAAGTTAAGTTCAAGTTCGGTTCAAGATGAAAATAATCTTGAACCGCTTCAAACCCTTGTCATTATTGGTTTTCGTGACTATTGGTTCAAGAAGTTCAAGATATTTCTTCTATATTTCTTATTTTTAAGGATATATAGAATTTTAGTGTTTCTATTTTTAATATATAGAAAGAACTTTAATTTTATCTTGAACTACTTGAACCGCATACCACAAAACCTTGTAATATAAGGGTTTTTATAATTTTTCATCTTGAACCGCATCTTGAACCAATCTTGAACTTTCATCTTCATCTTGAACCGCATCAGGAATTTTAACAAAGATTCTGTATTTCACACCGCCAATTTTTTTATCAGCAATTACAAAACCAAACCATTTTACAATAAATCTTGAAAACTCCACATTTGCCATATAGGGGATTCCAATATTAGTGCAAGCTGTTTTATACATTTCAAACACTTTGTTTGTCGACTTATTATTAAAGTCAATATACTTCATCATTGTTGAAATTACTTTTACTGAATCAAAATTCAAAGCAACAATACCCAGTTCTTTATATAGGGTCTTTTCATAATCCTTTTCTAATTCAGCTACTTTCTGATTAAGCATTTGTTCAAATTTATTCATTTTTGTTGAACCTACCTTTCTTCACATATGTATCCGTTTTGCATTTGTCCGTATAAGGACAATTGAATTACAAAATTTTTTTACTTTTTGATTTTTTCATAGGAAACGCCTGTTTTCTGAATGATAGAATCAATTTCACATGCCAAGAACCTGGAATGACCTTGTTCCTTCTTGACATAGGTGCTGTATGGAATTTCAATCAGCTTTGCAAAATTTTTCTGTGACAAGTTCAGTAGGATTCTTAGTTCCTTCACTGTCAGCTGCTTTTCAATGTTTACCTTTTCAATCATATTATCACCATCCTTTCAATTGTCCATAATTGGTCAATTAAGTATATCATGCCATATCTTTGATGTCAACCAATATTGGACAATTGATTCCATGTATTAGTTGACAATTGTCCAATATTGGTTTATTCTTTTAAATAGGTGGTGATGTGTTGAGTGAATGAATTAAGTGAATCTTTATACCTAGTCGTAGGTAAACTTTTACGCAAATTAAGACAATCAAAAGACTTAACCTTGGTTGATTTAGAGCAGAAAAGCAACATACCTTTTAAAACAATTCAAAGGTATGAAGTGGGAAGCAGGAAGATTAATAAAGAGACTTTGCACCTGCTGCTTTCATTGATGTACAAGGATTATGATGAATTTATGCAAGAAGTAAAAATGGCACATTTCGCTGAAGAAGTTAAAATGTATGACCACAAATTTCTTTCAGCTTATGATGCTATTTCCTATGTTCTACATCAACCAAAGGTGATTGAATACTGTGGTTATGAAGACTCTGTTGAAGATGATGATTGGAAAGATTTTGTTAATGATATTTTGGATTACATTAAGTTTAGAAGTAATAAGTTAACCAAATAAAAATAACCCCTGGTTTTTCCAATACCAAGGGATTATTAAGATACATTTAATCGTTACAATATGAAAGGGAAGGTGGTGTTTGTTCATGGGTGCAAAAAATAAGGTAATAGCAGGTGATTATGAAGGTAAGGTTGTAACTTCAACAGTCGGTATGGTTCAAATATCAATTGGATTTATCAAAACACTAACGGTAAATAAAGCAACCATTGAAAGTTATGAAGTGGTAACAGATGAACACAGGAAAAGTGCAGCAAGTGGTGTTGCAAGAGGATTGATAGGTGGTGCTTTATTAGGCCCGGTTGGATTGTTGGCAGGTGGATTATCAGCCAAAAGTAAAGGTACATATACTGTTGCTATTCGCTTTAAAGATGGTAAAAGTAGCTTATTAGAAGTAGATGATAAGATTTATAAAAATATTGTTAAAAGCTGTTTCTAACGAGAAAATAAAATCCCCCAGTGTTCTCAGCACTGAAGGATTTTTAGATACATTTAACCAAAGGTTGAAATGCACCCACTTAATTTAATTATAGCATTTCACCGCCTTTGGAACAATTAAAAATGAAAGGTGGTATTTTTATTATGGAAGGTCATGTAAGAAAACGTGGTGACAAGTGGTATTATTCCTTTGAAGCATCCAATGTGGATGGAAAAAGGAAAAGAATTGAACGTGTAGGAGGAAGAACCAAGAAGGAAGCTGAAGCAGCATTAAGGGTTGCGCTTCAGGAATACAACAATGCCGGGTTACATTTTGAACCAACTGAAATTTCAGTATCAGATTATATGGATTACTGGTATAAGAATTATGTACTGGTGAACTGCAAGTACAATACCCAAGTTGGTTATGAAATCATCATCAGAAATCATATCAAACCTGCTTTTGGAATTTACAAGTTGAAGTCACTGACACCTGCAATGCTTCAGGAATTTGTGAACAACAAGTATTTAAGTGGTGTCAGCAAGCATCACTTGACCAACATGATGACTGTTTTAAGCGGTTCTTTGAAGTATGCAGTGCATCCATGCAAATTCATAAAGGACAACCCCATGCAGTATGTCAAATATCCAAAGTATGAGCATTCAAAGCTTGAAATTGACCACAAGGTTATTACCCCTGAAGAATTTGAAACCATAATTTCAAGATTTCCCGCAGGAACAACCTTTTACATTTCAATCATGATTGGGTATTACACTGGTTGCAGAATCGGTGAAGTCATGGGATTGACTTGGAATGATATTGGCCTGGAAAAAGGAAAACTGGATGTCAATAAGCTTATCTACAAAAGGAAGCCTGACTGGTATTTTGGTTCAACAAAGACACAATCATCAGTCAGGAATATAAAGATAGGGAAAACCCTTGTTGATGCTCTGAAGAAGCACAAAGTTTGGCAGATAGAAAACCGCCTGAAATATGGTCAGCACTATCACCAGCAGTATGAAGTTGAAGAAATGGATGGTACTGAAAAATTGAGAAGGATATATACACTTCCTGTTTCAGTTGAACCAGGTGTCATGCAGCCAATAAACATGGTATGCACCAAAGAGGATGGGGAAATGATAACCCCTGACACTTTCAAATATGCGTCCAGGGTTATCCATTACAGCTTGGGGATATTGTTCAATTTTCATTCATTAAGACATACTCATGCAACCACACTGATTGAAAATGGTGCAAATGTCAAGGATGTTCAGGACAGGCTTGGTCACAAGAACATTGAAACCACCCTTGGAACATACACCCACTCAACTGAAAAGAGTGCTGAACAGTCAGTTGAAATATTTGAAAACGCAGTCAATCATACTTTGCCTACCAAATAAAAATTACGTTGGCAAATGGTAGGCAATTCAACAAGGATTGATATTTTTATTGCTCAAAATCCTTGATTTTACCGGATAACAGGCAAACAGTTTCTACATGCTCCGTCCATGGGAACATATCCACGGTAATCCCATCTGCTTCCGACTTGGC